CCATTGTTTCGTTTTCAAACTTTAACCAATTTTCATTTGTCTTTAATGCATCAGGATTATTAGTCAAAGCTGTATCCATATTATTAAAGTTTGATTTTTTATTTGATGCTATAAAGGTTTGTGTAACTGGTGTTATTACATTTGCTTCATTATTATTTTTAACTAGTAAAGATGAGGGCATTTTATTTGCTCTAGTTCCTTCAGGGGCATATTCTAATTTAGGAGCTAGTTTAGACAACCCTTTATCTATTAAGTTATCTATTTCACCACTACCCATAGTAGACAATGTTGTAGTACCTACATCAGCATCTAATCTGTTTTGAGCATTTGTACCTATGTTTTCTAAAGCTCCAGGTAAACCTTTTGCACCTTTAATGCCGGCTTTTGCTCCAGCAGAAACAGCACCACCGATACCACCAAACTCACCAGCAGTATATCCGGACTTAGCATCTTCTTTAAATATTGGATTTACATCCAGGCTGTCTACAAAGTTATCAAACATACCTTTATAATATTCTGATCCCAGGTTGGATTTTGAGAACTCACTAAAACCTTTAGTAAATGCATCTATTCTTTGACCATCTTCAGCAGATACAGCATCTTTAATGCCAACAAATAGCGATGCGATATCAGTAGGTAATCCTAACGTAGCACTTGTAGCACCGGCTCCCATACTAGCTATGGTTGAACCAATACCTTTGATAGCATCACTAAAGCTGTCATACCTGGGATCTCTTTGGCCATCATCTATTTCTATAGAGGACTTCTCACCAAACTTATAGACTACGTTGCCACCTCCTTGTCTTATGGAGTTTGACTTGTCTACTTCATCAAATAAATCAATCTCATCCATTAGTTACGTTCCTGATGTTTTTTTATAATATTATAAATGTTTTGGTTATCTCTTACTTTTTTCAAGTCAGGGTTGGCATCCAAAAAGTTTAATACTTTAGTAAAATCTATTTCACCAATATTGTTAAGCTCCTCAAATTTTTTAGATAATTTTGTCTTTAATCTTGCTACTTGTTTTTTAGCTGTATTCAAACTTTGTTCATTTAGTTTAACTGTTATCTCAGTACTTACATCTCCAACCATATCTTCCATTTCAGAAACTAAATCTACTTCAACACCACCTCGTACAGCTTCTCTTTTAAGCTTTTCTAACTTGCCTTTAATTCTTTGGTAAATAGCTCTTGGTTTAGAATACCCATCGTTCTTAATAATTGTTTCCATAGTCTTAGCTGTAAAGCCAGGGAACTCTGTATTTAGTAAACCAGTTAAAGATATTAATGATGATTTTAGTTCTTTGTCTTCATTAGCTACTATTGCTGAGTTAAATTTAATTACGTCTTCTGTAGTAAGTAAAGGTGTAGCTGTAGATAAATCTGCATAAGTTAATGTTCCAGCATCTTTCTTTTGATTTAATGTTACTAAAGTAGATGATACAGATTCAGTCCTGGTTGATTTACCTTTAGCTAATTTTTCTTGTAAGTCTTCGGCTTTAGTAATGTCATATTGTTTAATTATATTTATTTGCTCTTGTGCTTTATCTTTATTGCCAGTAGCAAGAAAATCGTGAAACTTGGTATTTGCATCAAATATAGAATTAACATTTTCTAATATTCTATTCTTGTTATCTGTTTCTATATCTATGTTTTGTTTTACAGCTTCGTTTCTAAGTTCTGCTTTTAATTTAAGTATGTTTTCCGGCTTCATACTTTTAAGTACTTTCGCAACTTTTGCGTTTATGTTCTTGTAATTGTTGTTATTTATAGCTTTAACTAAAGCTAATTCATTGTCTGATCTTACAGCATTATTAATAATAAAATTATTTTTAGCCTGGAGAATATTATCTTCTACTGTTTTAAAATTAGCTTTAAATGTTGTGCTTTTTGCTCCAACACCTGAAAGATCTTTTAATATTTTATTTTTAACAACTTGTTCGTAGGCAACTAATTTAACATTCAAATCTTCTTTATCTGTTACAGATGTTATCAAACTAGATACTTCATCACTTACTGAATTTAAATTATGACTAACTATAGCTAGTTTCTTTGCTTTGATTTCTGCGAATGCCTTGGTTGCATATGATTGGTTATAAGTGCTGTATTTACCTGATGATGCTGTATTAAGAGAAGCAAATATTCTTTGACCTAATATTGGTGATAATCCACTAGATAGCTTTGCATACTCATTTGTTATTGAATCTAAATCATCTGCGACTTCTGCTGGATCTAAATTATTTAATGTTGCATTGTACATGACAGTAGACATTTGCTTTTTAGCAGATAATTCTAGTTCACTTTCAACAATAGATAATTGTGCTTTTCGTGTTGCTCTACCAAAGATAGTATCTTGATCACCTAAAGACTTACCTAGATCTTCNCCACCAGCAATAGATGCTCTTAATTGTTCTTCTGTAATAGGGTTTTTAGCACCATACTCNGCACCNNNTATTTCAGCTTGTTTACCAGCCTTTTTCATAAAATAACTAGACATATCATTCAAGGCACCAACAAGCATCTGTGACGTTCTTTGGGCTTGCTGTATACCAACACCCGAAGGACCTCGATAGCCACTTGTACCGATCTGTCGTTGTATGCCTAAATATCTAGAACGAGGTGCCATCTTTATTATCCATACGTTGCTCTAGGAGTTGTATATCTCCCATATGTTGTTCCAGTATAGGAGGTTGTACCAGTACCAGTTCCAGGTGGAGCAGATCCTAAAGATGCGTAATTCATACCGGCACTAGCCATAGTAGTAAATGCACCAATGTAACCAGCCCTTTTAGCTTGTCTGCCGGCAAACCTTAGATCTTCAGCCTGGGCATTGGCAGTACTAATAGCTAAGAACTCATTATCTTTAGACGTAATAAAATCATTTAATCCAGGGTTAAGAATGCCAAATGTTCCGATATCTTGAGGTGTTCCTAACGTAGGCTCTAATCCACCGGCATAGGCTATAGCTCCAACTGAAGCCAAAGCTCTGTTAGTCGCTTTTAAAACCTGGATGCCTTGCTCTTTTGCTTTCGTAGCTTCAACTCTACCTTCTAGTTTTTTATGTTCAGCCTGATTATACATAGCCTTTTTTGTGGCTTCACCTTGCTTAATCTGAGCATAGGCAGAAACTCCGGCTAATACTAAAGATGCTACTGCAACAGTCATATTATCCCCCAGTACTAAGTTTGTACTCTACAGCCAACACAGTAGCGAAGAGAGGTTGTGTCATAGTAAATGTTAGTTGTGCTTCATCACTATAACCAAGAAGAGGAGCTAATCTTTTTCTCCCGGTAAATGTGGCTGGTGTAGAACCCAAGGTATAAGGCAACGTATTGAAAGGAAGTTCAAAACCATTGACTGCCAGGTTTTGGGTTCTATCCACTAAAGTTGTGGCTTCTAAGATTCTACGTTTCCTACTAACAACAACACCGGAACTTAACTTAGGCTCTGCCGGCAATGTCTTAACTTCTACAGAGTAGGGCAGTCCAACCTCTACAAATGTGCCAGGCACAGCATCTACAGTTATAGCACCGGATGAAACAGTTTTATCAGTTAATACAAAATTATCTCTAATTACGTTTACAGATTTTGCTTCCAGGTGAGATAGGTTAGAACATGTCGTATTACTAGGTTTAGCTCTGTCAGGTAAAGTGGCACCTGAGAAATATTGTATGTTGCTGTCAGTCGTTCTTTGATCGTCAAACATCTCAATATAATACTTTGTCGCACTACCAATAGTTCTTTTAACAACAACGTAAATATCTGCTAGGTCTACAGCTACATCCAGGAAAGATCCATCTGTGGTAAACTCTGCCGGGGCAACTACGTTTTGTGATCTAAGAATAGAAAAGACAGCCATAGAGCCGTCATCATCATTTGGTATTAATAGTAGATCACCATCATCAGTACTTGTGGCAACTCTTAGTGCCATAGACCTCGGTGTTTTTAATAAATGACTAGCTAATAAAGATATATTGTTTGCCTGGTAGTTTAGATCAACATCACTAAACAAATACTCTCTAATAGCTTTGCCTTCTCTTTGAATAAACAAAGTTCCACCTTCAGCCATAACTGGTCTAACACCTTCTTTTGATCCTCTACGAGTAGCATTCTTAATAACTATGTTAGATGGTGTTATAGGATCTAGATCAGCTTGTGGAACGAAGAACTCAGCATCCTTAGTAAAGATCTGCAAATCTCTACCGGACCTCATTGCTGTAATAGCATTTACACTATCGGTATTCATTGTGACCAGGATAGCATCATCGTCTAAAGCTTCAGCACTTTTAAAATTAAAGAAGTCAGCAACCTTAGATCCAAACAATGTGTTAGGCATTGCCTTACTACCACCCATGTATAAACGGCCTTCATGGAAAGTTGTAGTTCTTGGATATCCTCTAGCATCTGACCAGGCATCTTCATACCCAGTTTCTAATTCCCAGGCATTATTTGCTATGGCCTGATCTGCTTTGAAGAATGGAAGCTCTGTTACTACCTTAACAACTGTCGCTGATTCTCTTTCTATAATCCTAGCTCGACCAAACCCACTTAAAACATTTATATATTGATCTACATGATCTGCCGTAAACACAGAAGCTGAAGCNGTTACTGTTACAGTTCCATCTATAGCATCAGGTGTTATTGTTCCGGATGGATTGCTAGTTGCCAAAGTGTACGCAACTTTNGGATCTGTTAGAGCAATAGTAGCAAATGTCCAGGTTGTATTATTAGCACCCCTAACAATAGATTTTGGTGACATATCTTCATGGACTAAAATTAAAGTGTCAGCACTTTGCGTAAAATACATTCTATCCAGGTCAATGTTACCTAAACCACAAACTAGATAGTCGGCACCTGATCCATTAATGTTTAGTAGTTGAACTCCATTGGCAAAGAAAAATACCCTGGTGTTAGTCGTGTCATATTTAACAAAGGCAAGCATGAAGGATTGTGTCGTACTAAATTCAAATGGCACTAACCTAATACCATCTAACGTAGTAAATGATCCACCCAGGTGAGCAGTTATATCTGCCATAAACCTAAGACCTGGCCTTCTTTCAAATCCACCTTGTGGAAGGACAACTATGTTTTGTGCCTTACTTAATCCGGAAGCATATTGCTGTATATCAATTCTACCCACTAATAACGGATCTATTTCTCCGACAGTAAAATTAGATTGATATTGTGTAACTCTACTCAAGATCTAACCTCAGTTAATAAATAATCAGCTATGACAGTTTTAGACTGACCAGCACCATCTATATTGATAGCTTGCCTGAAATATCCACCACGCATGTTTTCGGTAGGAGTTCCCAGGGCTACAGTCTTCCAGTAATCTGATTTTGTTATTTGATCAGTAATAGGTTCAGCTAAATGCCAAGCCATTTGATAAATTAATAGTTGAATAAAATAAGAAGGCATATCTTGCTCAGATACTAACCTTTGATAATCAACAACTATGGTTGCTTGGTTAGTTAGTAATTGACTGCCTTGGATCTCATATTCTGTCGTATTAGGGGCTGACGTAGATGCTGACGTATAGACAACTCTTGGCACACCTAGAAACATATCTGAAGGAAGTTGATACGCATAAGAATAAAAATTTGTTGGAACAGTCGTTAACCTGGCTAACGTAGTTTTAGATAATGTAAAAGACCAATGGTACATACTAAGGGTCTGCGACTTAATGCGTGGATATAAAACCGAGCATATCGAACTAGGGGCTGTTCCATCCGAAAAGCTTGTGATTTGATTTGCACCGAGAAGAAGGAGTGCTTGCGAGCAAATCGAAACGTCTGTATCACCTTCAGCCATAATCCACGCACCTCGCCTAAAGTTATAGAGGGCGAATAATCGCCCCCTAGATTAGTTATTAGTCACCATCAGTCTGAGCAATGGTTGTTCCATTTGAAACGTCAACTACAGTTCCAGTATTGGAAACCACAGTATGGATTGACGATGCCAATGTTCCAGCCGTGCTTGTTACTGAAATAATAATATCACCTACAGAAACATCAGTAGCTACATCATTAAAGTAGTTAACACCATCAACAGTTCCTACTGCATCAGTTGAAATGTAAGTAAATATTTGAGGGGCTGTTCCTTTTTTAGATTGGCCACCTATTGGGTTCCACCCAGTTCTACTAAAAGCCATGATTAACTCTCCCTACAAGTAATATCAACTAGACCAGCAGTATCAATTACGACTGCCCCGGCTGAGTACATTGCTGAACATAAGAAAGAAGTTTTCTCAGGGATGTAGTTTACCTCTACTTTTGGAGCTATACCTACAGCACAACCAATAGCATCTTTGTGAAATGCTAGGCATGTTCTGTCAGCAGAACCATCTTTTGGTAAACCACCTTCATCACGATCTCCGATCATGTGGATATTGAACCCAGCAAATTGCTGAATCTCACCACGAGCTAATGCCTGGAGTTGGATGAAGTCTGAACTAACTGCTCTTTCGTCAGCTAATAATGAAGCTAAAGAACTTGCATGAATGATCATGTGTCTGTCTTGAGGTGGTACTGAAGCAGTATCCAAAGCCTTTTTAGCAGAAATAATTTTTCCTACGTTAAGGTCAGATGCTGAAGCAGAACCAGTTGTCACGACAGTATTAGCCACAGTAGTACCAGCAGAACCAGCAATAAGAGCATCAATTATTATTTGATCTTCTCTTCTACCGATTGCGTTACCAACTAACTTAGCTAACTCTTGTCTTTCATCAAAGTTTACTTTTGCTTGGTTAAAAATATCTGAATACTCAGATGCGATATAGTCAGTCAATGTTGCAGTCGCTGTGCTGAATTGACCGGAGATTGGCACTACGTCAGTAGAAGGAGTTCTTACTGATGCTGTACCCTTTGCAAGAATAGGAAATTTAGCAGTACTTCCAGTTACACCTGATCTCATTCGAGAAACATTTCTCAAAGTAGCAGTTGCCTGGTAAGCCTGATGAACTTCTGCTTCAAACAAAGTAATGAACGCATTACTTAATGTTGTAGCCATTTAAAGCTCCCATAAAAGGTTAAAGTTAATTCGCCTTTGGTTACCGGAAATCCGACCTTCGACTACTAGAACGTCTAGCAACGTAGTGATTTACACTAGTCAGATCGGCTCATGGGAGTTATCGATCACTTAATTAGTATCAAATAAAAAATAGTTTGTAAATACTAGATTACACATCTAGATTTTGTATTACTATTAGTGTGCCATTTTGTCACCCAGTAGGTGTCACCTTGTCACCCACCTAACCAGGTACATTTTCCTCAAACATTTTCTCAGTTTGTCTTCTAAATGCTGGATCAGTTTGGTATCTAGGATCTGCAACTCTAGCAAATAATTCTTCCTTGTCTAACTGATTGCCGGCAATAGCAACTACTGGTATTTCTTTCTCACCTTGCATCTGTCTAAGCTTCTGCATTAATCTTTGACCACCAGCTGTACCACCTAAGACCTCAAGCTCAGAATAATCTTGCTCAGTAAAAATACCTTTAGAAACTAAACCTCTGCCCCAGTTAATATTAGATTGAATAATTTCATTAGCATTCTCACCTAATAACTTTCGTTCATTGTCTGTGTCTAATTTAGCTTCTTGTTCTGACTGATAACCCATATCAACGAACTTTTTAGCTAGATCCAGGAAAGCTTCTTGAGGTACACCATTTTCTTTAGCCCACGCAGTATAATCTTTAAGCAATGGATCTTCTGAATCTACACCTTCAAGGGCAGTAATATCATACTCTTCAGGTGCTTTTGGTCTGCCTTCACTTAGTTTCTTTTCTAAATTGTTATAGCTTTTAACCAGGTTCTCAATATCAGGACCTTCTTTTTCATCCCAAAATTTAGTAGGGAACTCATCAGGTCTTTCATACTCTACACCTTCGATGTCTTCGCCTTCTACAACNTCACCTGGATTAGCAGTAACCATTCCTTCATCTTGAATTTCTTCTTCTTTAACTTCAGCTTCTACTCCAGCCATTAATCCTTGATTTTCTTCAGCCATTGTTACATCTCCTTAGTCTATTAAATATTTCTCTTGTGATAGAGTTTTGACCTTCTCGCAAATATCCATGAGAAGCATCGGCACCTGGTGTCCAGGTAGGTTGATCTATTGTGCATGTTTTTAAATACTGTAAAACTTTTTCACCATCTTCGGTTTGAAATGTTCTAAAAAAAATTTTATCTAATTCAGAGGGTTCAGGTGGTNTNTTATCAACTTCAAGATCAGTTAATCCTTCCCATCCTTCACTATTGATTGACCTCTGCTGGCTGTTCTGCCGGTTGTCCTTGTTCATTCATTAGCCCTTGTTGTTGTGCTACTTCCATAGCTTGTTGCATTAGCTGTTCTCTTTCTTCCGGTGTTGTTCTTAACTCTGCCGGCACTCCCATTTGGTCAGCTATGTAATCTATTAATTTATCTTGTTTTAGAAAGACTTGTCCTTGTGGACCCATTTGAGAGGTAATCTGCATAAAATTCAGAGTTTCTTCTACCTTGCTCATGTTTTGTGCCATAGCTAATGGGGCTGTCGGTGCAATCTTAACTTGCAATCCATTAACCTTTAGTGGCAATTCAATCATCCCTACATCATTCATAACTTCTAGAGTTCTTTTAACTACCGGGATCATAGTTTCATTAATCAATCGACCATAACTAGCACCCAGGTTTTGAGATAATTGCTTCATACGTTCTTGTATTTCTAACGCAGATCTAGCTGACATGGTATCCGGTGGTAAACTTTCATCCATCAATATACCTTTGATAGAAGCAACCAGGTCACCAGTTACAAGCTGTGAAAGCTGTGTGTCCCCAGGTCTAGGCAGAGGTTTTAGAGATTCTCCCTGGGGGCCACCATTTCTAGCAACCGGAATAATAGCACCTGGTACAATACGAACTGTAGCCGGGTTTAATACTCCATCGTCAGAAGCTGTATAAACACCACCAATAGATAAACTACTAGATTTTAATATAAGCTCTTTAACTTTATTTAAGGATCTAATGTCGGGAAGGGCAGTTAATACTGGACCTCTTCCATATCTTTCCTGGGATGCTTTCATGTACCTGGCAATAACCCAAGGAAATGATTTTAAATTTCTATAAACTAATTCATCTCGGCCCATTTCATCAATGATCTGATAATGGTAGTTGCCGGTTAGCTTGTCGTAGTAAGTGCCTTCGATGAGGTCAACAATTTCGGTGTCATCACTTTGGTATCTAGAACGCATAGCCTGAGATATTTTTATATCCGGGAACTCTTGCTCTAGTACGTTAAATGGTCGCTTCATTTTTCGGTATACGTTTTCTACTTTACCAAATGGTCCTTCTTCAAAGCAGATTAAAAATGTAGGTATGCAAGTGTATCTAATAGGCTGTACTTCGTCACCTGGTTGAATAAGCATAACAGCCGTTCCGATAGCAAGCTCTAACAAGAACTCACCCATAGACATATCAAATTGTGATTGTCGCATGACAGCAAACATCTTGGTGCTGTAGTCATCTAATATTCTTTGGACTTCGACTTCTCTTTCTTCAGGGATCTCATCCCCAGGCATCAGTCGACACCATTCTCTTTGGGGAGGAAAGACACCGGATTGAAGCCGGTTAGCGAATTTTTGTGTCGACTGAATCGCTGTGGAGTCAAATACTCTTGCCATCTTATCTTGACCAGGAACATTAGCTTCCCCATAACCATCATATAGATTTCTCATGGGTAGGGCATATCGATAGGCATCTTCATAGATAGATCGCCAATTATCTTTATGACGGCTGGCATTCTCGTATCGTTTTTTTACTTCACTTGGTTTTAATTTTGTCATGCTTTTTTATGCCTATTCGCAAAGTTTCTCGCACTCTCTTCACTTCCAAATCCCCAAGCCTTGAGGGCTAAAGCTTTTCTTGTTGGTCTTCCTTTATCATCTTTCATCGGACCCTTCATTCCACCAAACCTTCCAGCAAATCTTATTCGTCTAGGATTTACTCCTTCTTTAACTGGTCTTTTAAGATTAGCACCTTCAGTTTTTTTAAAATGCTTTCGACCAGCTTCGTTAAGTCCACCTTTAGGATTTTGGAACTTCTTTGCTACCACTCTTAGGTCTTCCTTTAGGTTTAGGTTTTGGCTTCGGCTTTAATTTTGGGTTCAGATCAGCAATACTTTTACGCATATGCTTTACTCTTTTTCATCTTCATTTTACCGGCAGAGTTGATAGACTTGTTTAACTTACCACCAGTTTCACTCGCCATCTTTTTCGCTTGTT